GAAGGGCTGCACGGGCGTTAGCAACGCCACCAGCCTTAACCGCAATGTCGATGAGTTGGAGGAGGCTATTGGCCTGCTCCTGGGTGAGTTCGATATTGATCATGCGGAGGGAGCGTCAGCGATAACAACAGGCTCCGCAACCTTAACCGGAGGCGGCACCGGCACCCACGGCAACGGCAGCGTCACCACAGGAGGATTGATCTGGTCGTTGATCTGCTGCGTCACGTTCGCCTCAATAGCCACTTGATCGACTCCGTTGCTGTAGCACCAACCAAGCACCTGTTCCTGCGTGAGGTCGGGATATGGCGTGAAACTACCAGACGGCGGTTGGAACGAGCATGAGCCGTAGCAGGTGCCGCTGTATTGATCCTGAGTGCCGTTGCAACGCCAGTCGGCGGTAATCACGACATCGGGATTGCTGCCTTCGATGGGTTTAACGAGAAGGCGTTCGATGATCCAAGAGAGGGTAATCATGGTGGTTTAAATTAGGCGGCTGCGATTGTGGTGATGGTGCCAGAGCTTCCACGGAACTTCAGCGCACCGGATTCGACGTAGAGTTGACCCATGCCAGCAGGAGAAGTGCTTGGAGCAGTAGCGTTTGCAAGACCGAGTACCTTAGCGGCAGAGGTTCCAAACGTGCTAACCCCCACGCCAACATTGCCGACGTTATCAAAAGTAATAACATCAAGACCCTGACGGCCAATTATCAACGAACCAGACGATCCGACATTATCTAAATACCAAGCACGGTTTGTGTATGTAGCATTAGATGAATCAAAAAGAATTCCAGTTCGACCAGAGGCGCGGACACCAATTCTGACCGTATCAGTCCCCTGTTGAGTGTACAGGTTGGCATTAGCAGAACCTCCAACTTGAAGATTTCCGATAGCACTTCCGGGACTCACACCAATCCCCAACCCCGTAGAGTTGAGGGTCATGGCGGTGCCAGCGTTGGTGGCCCATGCGTGTTCGCCAGTCTGATTGATGATGTATCGGTTACTTGCCGCAGTCACTGACCGAATAACAAATGAACTGTTTGAAGCACTGGGAATTCCAGCAGACAACGCAAACTCCTCACCACCGGCACCGCTGTTGACCATACGAATTCTTACGTTCGCATTGTCGTTTCCGCGAATCAAAATCGCGTCAGCCAGATTGTTTGCAAGAATATCAAGCGGCGCACCGGGAGTAGCGGTCAGAATACCCACCCGATTGTTCGTCGAATCCACCTTCAGCGTCGAGGTATCCACCGTCAGATCGCCAGTGATGGTGGCGGAGCCAGCGGTAACTAGTCCGGTGACAGTCAGTGCTCCACTCGCGGTTGGCGAGGATGAGAGGATGTTGTTTGCACTGATACGTTTGGTCGTACCAGATGCGGCCATCGACGTATCGGATACATCGACCACCGGAAACATATCGTTGACTGGATCAGCAGCAGTCAGTGCCGTTAGTGCTGTAATTTTAGAGTCTGCCATAGGTCAGTTGGATTGGATTGCGAGTTTAAAGAGGTCTTCCTGTTGCAGAAAACCAGCGTCTTCTCGCAACAGAGAATCGAAAGTGCCAAAGGTGATGACGATTTTTCCGGTGCCGTCTTCTTGCAGCACAAAGAACTCGTCCTCTTGCAGAACGTCTCGACGCAGCACAGGCGCATCAGTGCCACCGGCTTGACCGGCAAACAACCGATTGAGTGCTATGCCGATTGAGATCATTAGCTGCGAGCGAGGAAAGCCACAACGCTACCGGATGAGATTTGAAAGCCGGTGATGTTACCAACCAGCGGGAAGCCAGCCGGAATTGTCTTGGATGTCCAAGTGCCGGATATTCCAAATCCCGTAATGGAAGTGAACACCGTCGGCTCGGTAGGAATCAAGCCAGCCCAGTTGCCGGTCTGAGCGGCGGTTGTAGTCACCAGCGCGAAGCCCTCTCGGCCCATGCTGTACTCTGTGGAAATGTCTGCTTGGACGGCCATAAAATTGTTTTTCGGTTAAAGGGGAGGCTGTCAGCGTATCCAACAGCCTCCCCAGTTTTGGTTGTTTAACCTTTGCGGATCTTCGGTGCCAGACTGCCCTGTATCCACAGGATCAGTTTGCCTCCCTCAGGAATAGTCGCGGTGTTGAAGGCAGTGCGCTGGAGTGACGCATCGACTTCGGGGCCGGCGACAATCTTAGCCTTGTCGTTTCGGTCCACCGAGATGGTTGTGGCGATTCTCATGGGTAACCTTAAGCGGTGACCAGAACTTCGGCCTGGGTCGTGTCCGCGGCCGCGGCGCCGAACATGATGTCGTAGGACGCCATGTGAGCGCGGGATGCGCGGCTGTACCAGACGGAGAGCAGGCAGCTCAGGCCGTTGGCGGTGGTGACAGCGCGTTGCTCGAGGAACTCACCGGCGATCATACCGACCGGCAGGCCGGAGGCGATGGCGATGGCATCAGGGCCGCAGACGAAGCCAGCGGTGTTAGTCTCGGCAGAGGTCCAGCGGTTGTTCTCGGCGACCACGTCGAAGCCGAACCGGCCGTTCGCCAGCAACTCCAGGCGGCTGTCGGGGAAGGTGTTGCTCGCGGCAGAGAACTGAAGGCGAGCGATGTGGCCACCGTCCAGGATGAGGTTCTTGCTGCGGTAGTTTTTGGCCAGAGCCAGGATCGCAGGCAGATCCGAGGTGTCGAAGTTGGCCGCGGTGCCGATAACAGTCGCGGCGCCGTAGTTGCCCGAGACCATCAGGGCGGTCAGCACGTCGCTGATTCCGTAGGCAAACAGGTCGGCAGAACCGGCAGCCAGGTCGGACAACATGAAGCCTTGGTTAAGCTCCTGCTGGGTTACCGTGAAGTTCTTGCTGATCTGGTTCACGGTGACCGCGGTGGCGGCCAGCGTCGAATCGTTGTTGGTTTCCCAGGACGTCGGGTTGGTCTGGGCAGCGGTGCCGGTGGTATATTTCTTCACCTGCACGGACGCGCGGGGCCGGAGGTTGTCCAGGCCGACGTTGCGGCTGAAAGCGGAGACCAAGGCCAAACGAGTGGCGGCCACGGTGATCACTGCGTCGGCGAGATAATCGACAACCAGGCCCGAGGCGAACGTGTTGGCGTTCTGGGGGGCGTGGATGGCGCTCTGGCGCAACAGCTCGGAGTGGTTGGCCACCAGGAACTTGCGGCGGTCATTGCCGGCCTGAAAGCCCTTGTGCTTCTCGAGCAGTGCATTGCCGAGGTTCTCGATGCGAACCGGGGCGACGGGCTCCGGTGCAGGGGCGGCGGTGGGGGTCTTGGCGCTGATGGCAGCGGCCACGGCCTTGGCGACGATGGCGTCGATGTCGAGGGCGGTCGGCGCACTAGGAGCGGCCGCCACCACGGTGTTGGAATCAGTCATGTTGTGTGGTGTCTGCTGTGATGTCGGCGCGGTTGTCGCGCCATCGTCGGCAGCGTTAGTGCTGCCGGTCGAAAGTGTTTTGTCTGTGGTTTCGCCCTCCTCGACTTCGAGCTGGGCATAAAGCGCCTTGAACCAGTCACGGCCTGCGGCACCTCCCCAGAGGTTGGCTGCAACATCGGCCGGGGTGTTGGCTTCGGCCTCGAGGAAGCGCTCATTGCGTCCCCACCAGGCGTTGGCTGTGCGGATCTTGTCCTCGGTGGGCGCCTCACCGGCCACCAGGGCCTCGGCGTCCAGGACGGTCTGCTTCTCGAGGCCATCACCGGCCAGGCCTTCGGCATACTGCTCGAGGCCGCGGCGAAGATTGCTTCGGACGGTCTCGGGGGCGGTTTTGGTTACTGCCCGAGGATGCCAGCAGGCGGCCATGGCGAGCTGCTCGGTGGTCTTGTCGGCCAGACCGAACTGGATGGCCTCCTGGGCGGTGAACCATGTTTCCGCGGTCATTGCCGCGCGGATCTGAGCTGAGGTCTTGCCGGTGCGCTTGGTGTAGATGCCGGCCAGGATCTCCGCGTGCTGGTCGAGGGCGTTGGCCATCTTCCGCATATCGTCTGAGGTGCCTGCCACCATTCCAGACGGGTCATGGATCATGAACAGCGAGGCCTCGGCCATCTCGATGCTGTCACCTGCCAGGGCTATAATTGAAGCAATCGAGGCGGCGATGCCGACCACCCGGGTGGTGACGGGCGCCTGCCGGCCTCGAAGCATATTGTAGATGGCCAGGCCGTCCCAGACGTTGCCACCTGGGCTGTTGATCTCGACCACCAGGGGGCCGGGGCCTACAGACTGGAGAGCATCGGAGAATGCCTTAGCAGAAATGCCTGAACCACCGAACCAGTCCTCGCCGATCTGGTCGAATATCTGGAGCACCGCCGGTTCATGGACCGAGGCTCGGGGGCTGTAGGAAAGCCAGTTGGTAACTTTAGTCATTGGTTTTCTTGGCTCTGGTTTTCCGCTTCTTGGGCTCGATCACCGCAACCACCTCTTCGATGGGCTCGGCCGGGATCGGCTCGGGCATTTCTTCGGAAGGAGGCTGCTCGAGAGCGGCCGCGGCCGGCTCCGGCGCTATCGGCTGCTTTTGGGAGGTCGAGATCTGGGAGACATCGAGGCCGTACTTGACCGCCAGGTCTTGGATGTACCGGGCTTGTTGGGCCTTGGCCTCCAGGGCGGATCGCCAGTCGATGCCTCGGGCGCCGTAGATCTCATCGTAGGTCGTAATGCCGGCACCAAGCTCGTTTAGCTGGGCGGCAGAGTTGCGGCCGACGTCGACGTTAGGGGCTCGGGGCGCCTGGATGGCCACCTCGTACCAGTCGTCAGGGCTGTCCCTGAGAGTCGGGTCGGTGCGGATGGCGTATTCCATCACATATTCCCAGATACGTCGGGCGGCCGAGGCCATCACCTGATGCCGGCTGCGGAACCACACCGAAGACATATCGAGTGAGCCCCGGTAGACGGTGCCCTGCATCGACTCTGGAAAGACCAGGACGTAAGGGATGCCGACGCCAGCGCAGACCTTCTCGGTTAGGCTGCGCCAGTACTCGCGCATATTGACGTTGGGGCGGTCAGCGGCGAACTGCTCAAACTCGTCGCCAGTCTTCAGCACCTTGACCGAGGCGCCGAAAATGTTCTCGTAGTAGTTCTGGGCGGTCCCCTGGGAACCAGCAACACCGGATCGGAGGCTGGTGGCCTGCACCTCGCCGGAGCTCGTCTTGATCACCTGGGCCACGCTCGAGGCCAGCTTGCAGGATTCCATCTCGAGCTTCTGGAGATCGTCCAGGTCGTGCAGGTCGTTGATGACGCAGGCAACAAAAGGCAGGCCGCGGAGCTGGCCGGCACGCTGGGCCTCGTAGATGTGGACAACCGAGTCGGAAGAAATGGAGCGGATGTCGGTAAGTTGTCCCTGCTGCTGCTCCTGGCCGCAATAAAATGAGATGGCCCGACCCGTCTTGGGGTCGAACCGGACGCCGTCGAACACATCGGGAAGGCCCTCCTGGCCAGCGGGTGTCGACACTTGCTGCGGCTCAATGAGCTGCAATCGGGGCCGGCCGGTCTCGCCCTTGGTCAGGAGGATAAAGGATTCCCCGTCGTAGAACCATCCACGGGCAGCCAGCGACATCAGGGTGCCGAAAGACTGCCGGGATCCGATGTCAGGGTAGCGGCTCCAGGTGTCCCACCATTTCTTAGCTCGGAGATTCCAGTCGGGATTCGAGGAAGCCGGCTGCACCGAGAAGTTGCTGCCGACGGTGTAATTC